TCCTGTGAATTTAGTCAACGATTAGTCTACGATTAGTCTATCCTTAGTCAAAGAGAAAGTTTTACTCGAGTTTTTGTCGCATAATTGTCGCATGTGCCTAAAATAATCGATGCAAGAAGGCCGGTAAGCCCTGGAAAATAAGGGCTTTTGGCAAAAATGTTCAAGTCTCATCTCCTGTATTCGTATAGATTGCCAGGACATGTCAAAACGCCTGTTTTTCGACATTCCTGGCACTTTTTATATCTTTAAGTTTGCCATAAAATGTCAGATTTTGTCGCATATTTGTCGCATGAGACGATATAATGGCAATCTTGACGAACGGAGATCAACTTGCACATTTGCTAAATGGCATAAAAATAGACCCGGGCGAAATGCCCGGGCCTTTTGTCTGTCTTTTTATCTCATGAGCTCGTTGACTCTCCTCTGTACCGTTGCCGCATCATATCCGGCGGCGGTGAGCTTCTGGCGGCGTGCCGGATTTGTTCCCCACTTACCTGCGATCACCTCTCTAGCTACCGTGTCGATTGATTTCTTCTGCGGTTTGCTCGATGCTCCGAGGAGCAAATTGACGCGGGACTGCACCGCGGCTGGGTCGTATCCAGCCGCACGGAGTTTCTGGCTCCGTGCCGGATCAACGCCCCATTTCCCGGCGATCACTTCTCTGGCAATGCCGTCAACTGTAAGCTTTGGCTTGTTGATGACAGACTGCACGGTATCATATTTGGAGCCGAGTACGATCTTTCTCTTATCTCCGTTCCCATACTTACCAGCCTTGGCTTCCTCTGCCAATGTCGATGCGCTGGCTTCAGATATATGGTTCAAAAAAGCCTGTATCTCATCGTATCTTGTTCCGAGGGCTGACTTTCTGGTGTCTCCGGTCCCATACTTACCCTGTATGACACCGACCGCTATGTCGAGAGTCGATCCGGATGGTGTTGTTTCCTGAACCGGTTCTGATGCTGGAGCCGATGCCGATCCGCTGATGGATCCGTACCATTCGGAAAGATCGACGTGCCCGGAGATCCCTTCAATAGATCCTCTTGATGTGTACTGCCATCCGGTCATTACTCTTCCATTACTCAAAGATGGCTTCACATCCTGGTGAGGTTTTCCATCATTCGCTCCATACCGGCACGGCCAATATGCCTGGAAGACAGCCGGAAGTGAGTTGATCACCGAAGCCCAGGAATAAACACCATCAATGTAACCAGCGGATCGGATCTGTTTCGACCATTCGTTAGCCATGGTCGGCCAAAGGCTCTGATACTTTAGCTCTTCCAAGTCAATGAAAACTGGGAGTTTTGGCTTATGTCCGGAGAGAAGTCTCAGGGTGTGCTTAATCTCAGACTGGATCTTGTCGTTTGTGCTTGCATATGAGTAAAGATAGACTCCGTATGGAATTCCGAGTCTCTCGCACTCTGAGACGTTGTAGCTCCAGCAAGAGTCATCCTGATTTGTCAGATCAGAGCCATAGCCGCAGCGTAGGATGGCTCCGCTGATGTTCGGCTTTACTTTTTCCCAATCGATTTTCCCATTATGCTTTGATACATCGATAACTAGGCTCATATTATCACTCCTTCTTTTTAGGATTATCGTAAGTCAGAGCCTGATCAGAATCGCTGATGCCATCGGTGGTCGGGTCAGATACCACGCCAACCAATGCCAGGATGACAAAGACCGTGTTAACTATGGCCAGAAGCTTGTCTCCAAGGCTTCCAAGATCAATGCTAGCTCCAAAGATACCAGCAACCTGCTGGATCAGAAGGATAATGGCCGGAATCATGGCCACCCAAAAATTCTTATTCTTCAATCTAACTCTCCAATTAATCTTACTCATGATCTTCCTCCTTATCGTTCTATTTTCGGCCGGCTTTCTCCGGCCTCTGTCTCTTTTCCAATGATCTCATCAATTCGATGGTGAGCTGACTTAACCGACTGCTCAACGATCACAAGCCTCTTAGAAATGTCCTGGACATCGGTTTTCATTGAACGCATTTCCGACTTGATCTCTCCGGTGTCTGACTGGATCCCAGCTAAGCTGGTCTCGATCCGGGCCTGCCTCGATGCCTCTTCCCGTGCATCGTCGATCTGAGCTTTTACGTCTCCGTTACTCTGGTGGTTTGCATTGAGCACTCCAAGAACAAGGGAGACAACCAGGGCTGCCAAGGCTATCCAAGTACTAGGGTCTATCATCCTGCCTCCTCACTTAGATACAGAATCCCAGGATTCTGAGATCTGATCTTTCAAGAATTTCTTTTCATCTTCCTTTATCTCCCGGAACTGAGAGAGCTCAGAGAGCAGATCAAGAATCATTTTCTGCTGCCGTTCAATCACTTCTTCTTGATTGAGGCAAACCATTTCAAGGCTCACTTGTAGTCCTCCCCGGTGATCTCTTTATATTCGTCCGCTGTGATATATCCGTTCACAACGGCCTTATTCAGTCCTTTTTTTGTCAGAGCTTTCTTTTTGTACAAATATCTCAGCATTTCAAACATGAGCATTATCCCTCCAGATTAGAAACGAGTAATTTTTCAATGGTGTCTTCCAGGATCTTGATCCGATCTTCCTGGCTTAGTACGGTCGGCTCATAATTCAGGTAATTTTCCGGATTCTTTTTGATAGCATCCGCATCCGGATTTTCTTCCGTCCATTCATGGAAGTCGTAAACATAGTCCTGATATGGATCTCCATTCTCCGGAGTTACTGTTTCCGTCTCCTCATTGATGCAGATCTGCACCGTTGTCTTTGTTCCGATGGTCGTAAACTTCACCTGGTCCTGTTTCTCGCTGAATCTTGCTTTCATGGCTTATGTACCTCCTGGCCTGTCTGTTTAATCTTTTGACGTGATACTTTTTTCGAAACCTGTAAGAATCCGAATTTTTCAGCATTCCGTAATAGCTGACAGCACTCTGAGAATTGTGAAGACTTTTCTTCTTGTTTAATCGCTTAAATGCTCTTTTGCATTTCACATAATCGCGATTTCTGAGAGTGACCTTATCCGGATAGACGCGGTATCCAACAATATCAATGTAAGACTGTCTCTTCTGGTGAATCTTATGGTCTTTCGGAGGGTCTATCTTTGAGATAATTCTCCAGCTCGGCTTGATCGTCATGCCAAGAGTTCCTGTGAACCGGATCAGTTCCCTTATCGCAAAATTCGCTGCCTTTTTTGATTTTGTCAGAAGATAGATATCGTCCATCCATAACATGGTATGCTCGACTGGCCGATATTTTTTTCCGCGCCGCTCAAATAGTGGCAAGTCTTCCTGCATGTGGTGATAGATCTGAGAAAGATAAATCGCATCCAGTATAATCGACATCACGGAGCCAATGGAGAGACCAGATTCCGGCAGAAGCATTGTAATTAGCTTGAGTAAATTATCGTTTTTAACTCGTTTGCTTAAGAAATCCATCAGCTGGTCTTGCGGTACGGTCGCATAATTGTGGTAAATATCCGATTTGACGCAGTACCGGATTTTAGGATCAGACCACCATCCATACATCACATCTTTTGCCCAGATCTGTCCTCGTCCGACAATCTTAGTCTGGACAGTGCCGTCTTTTTTATAAAGGTATTTTGGCTGATTCTTTAAACAGGTACATTGATATTCTCCGACACACTTCGCTGCATCTTTTAATGCATCAAAAACAGTCTGCTCATAGAGCTGCTGTTTAATCCCCTCAATAGCGATATCTCGGAGCTTTCCGTTGCTGGAATCTCGTTTTTTTGTCATCCGGACAGGTGTAAGCTTCAAGTCTCCGCCTTTAAAATCATCAACCATTTGGACCGCTATGTTGTCGGATGTTCCATATTCGGCATACAGTTTGACGATATCGCTCCGGTTCATTTCTTTTCCGGTCCGATGGGCCATGAAGTGGCCGATGGATTGAGAAACGAATACCGGATCTGTTATGTCTATGTTTTTACAGGTTCGCTTCATTATTCGATTGTTAGCCTTTCAGGGTGTTCATTGCTTACTATCCCCGCTTTTGTAGTTCAGCTTCATTTTTCCAGAAGGTACTGGCAGGACCACCTTTTGGTGACACGCACTGTGCGCTAAAGACATGGCACGTCTAAATATGGTAGCCACGGCTTTCAATTGCAGGACGCGATGTCCCACCACGTATTCCCAAGGGCATTGTTCGAGTTCACGTTGAAACCGGCTTGAGAACCGTTCTCGAGGTTCGCGTCGCCATGTCTAGACCTGTAGAGGTATAGGGGAAGGCCCCTCTTGGCTTCGCCAATTCACCCCTATCAAAAGATTATCAATCGCAGGACGCGAA